AGAGAGTTTTCGATATACCACTTACCAGTCGGACCTTGGAAGCCATGGTCAAACATTTGTACGAAAGGTACATCTTCGCCCTGTGGGGCTGGTAGAAAGCGGATTACAGCAAATCCATTACCTGCTTTATCTACCTCTGGTTTCCAATAATTAGAGTCATCCTTGGCATAGGATTTCTTATCATTGAGTTTATCAAGTTGTTCAGTCAGTTTGCTGAATGAGTCTTGACGGCTGCGCTTTAGTTGTTCGAACGATTGTGTCATAAGTATGTTCCTTGTATTGACGGTGTATTAACGGTTTCACATGTTCATAATATAGTTGACTATTTATATGTCAAATCGACTATCAATTATCTCTTTCATCTTAGCTTTGTCGAATTCTAAGAACGGTGTGTACTTCTTGATGAGAAGTTTGGTTTCTTTCCACGTTGGGTCATACTCGCTGATGTTTTTATCCCAGTAGGGAACAAAGTTGAGTACAGTATTCATAATACAAAGAGAATCCAAGCTAAACTCCTTTAGGAGATACAACCTGAGTAGATACGGATGATTGCCACCATCCATAACTAGGTTGTCATCCAACTCATCTTTCAAATTGGACAACTCTGACTTGAAGTTGTACGAAAGTGATTCCTTTCGCTTCTTCCATGCCAGATAGGTTTCCTCGCCAGATGAATCGATGATATCACCGATCCATGCTTTAGTACCGCGAGAGGAAATGTTTGCCAACAAATACTCGAACGGCTCTGGTTTCTTGGAAAGTTTCATGAAGAAATACTTATCTCGGCGAACCTCGAATGTATCTTCCTTCACATTCATTTTACCGCCATAGCGGTGATAGTCATAACTCGGTGAAGAGAAATGAGTCTTGAGTGCTAGATAGGTGCTGTAACATTCAAACGGTGTCACTCTCATGCCCACCACACTGGCACTTGTCGTTTCTTCCAACTAGCCATGCGCTGTTTATCACCGATGTAATAATTGCGATAAGATTTTACAGAGTCACCTTTGACCTTGTATTTGTCTGGCATCGCAGGTGTAGGTTGAGTGAATGGTTTGGTTGCAATGTTTTCTGGGATGCAGTTTACAAGCCACTTGACAAGTCCGATTTCCTCGCACTTGTGTACCTTACCATACCGATGCGTGTATTCCTTACACAACTCGACGAGCAGATAAGCGAGCCACTGATAGTTGGCTTTGCTCTCTCGCGCCCAGATAGCGGAAGGATGATTGATATGCGTGGCTTTGTAAAGCAGACTGTCACCAGCGAAACTGTTGTTGAGTTTCCAGCGTTTGATGCGTCGTCCGCTGGAATCATCAACATACTGTTGTCCGTCTAGGACACGATGCGCCGTGGAAAGCAGTTGCGAATATTCCAAAATCATTTTAACGACATGCTTGTCCACGTGCATTTCAGCACACGTTTTAGGTTCTAGGTGAAGCGCAAATATATTCATAATGATATTATACCCTAAAATGTGTTGTTAGTAAAATTATGCTTCTTTCTTTTTGCGTGTTACTGGCTTCTTTGTCTTCGGAGTATGGATGGTTCCGATGATGTTATCAACGCAACCGAGAGCCAATGCTTCCTCGGACGACATATAGAAGTCATGACGCATGTTGTAGATTTCTTCCAACTTAGCTGGAGTAATCTTAGTTTGACGAAGAGTGATATCTTCGATGCGATCTTGTAAGCGCGATGCTTCCAAGAATTCTGTTTCTACTTCTTTTAGTGTACCGATGATACCAGTCGAAACTTGGTGGTACATGTGAGTAGAATCAGCATAGCACGAACGAACATGACCGCTAATAGCAATCAGGAAGCCACAGCTCATAGCTGTACCAGTCACGATTGTATGAATCGGTGTGCTAGATTCGCGCATGATTGACAACAGACCGAAGCACTGGTAGACCATACCACCATAGCTGTCAATGTAAATGTTAATGGGTCGTGGCGAATATTCAAGATTGTGAAGCGCATACAGCTTCTTGATATATTTGTCATGCTTCTCGATAGCAAGAATGCTTTCAGTCAGAGCAGCGATGCTGTCTTGGTCGACTTGCTTTGTAAAGAATAGATCGCGCTTCTTCGGTTGCGGTAGACTTACTTCTTCACTCGAATCAATAACAGTTGTTTCTTCGCTCATAATATATTCCTTTAATTATAATGGTAATTTAGCTGTCCTTTCTAACAGATTAAGATCTTTACATTCAGCTTCTAGCTTTGACTTAATCACATCAGATTTCTTAACAAGGTTCCCGATAGCTGTTGGTTCCATGTCATTCTCTTCGCAGAAAGAGAGGATGGCTTCGAGATAGCCCATCCCCATTTTTACTTTGCTTTCTACTGCCATAGCAAATGTATTGGCATCAAATTTCTTTTCAAGTTTATCTAGCATAGAAAATATGCGCTCCTACTTTTGCTACGCGCTTCTTTTTGTAAGACCATTTCGGTTTTACAGATGTATTGTGGAAGTACATAACACGTTTGTTTAATGTACCGTTTTCATATCGTTCGATGATTTCTTGAACGACATCCCTAGTTTGATCATTGATGTGGTGCGGTTTTACTCTGCGAACATTAGTAAATTGCGCTTTTTGGTATGCTACACCACAAATTGTTTTTGGATAGTATTTACTATTCGCGCGATTGAAGACTGTCGCTCCGACGAGAATAGCACCCTGTGCTTTGTTACCTCTGGTTTCATTATAGATTACTGCCTCTAAACAGGCAATGTCACTCTTGGATAACGCTTTGATTGGTTTAGATTTGACTGGGTTAGTAATTGGAAAGGTTGGTGTTAGTTCTTGAAACAGTTTGTCATTATCTAAAAGTTTTGCATCAGCACTTCGTTGATTTATTACAGTCAGACTTGCCAGTACAACAGCAAGGATAACCGATTTCTTCATAAAAGTCATCGCATTTCCTTTTTTGGTTGGACGAAAAATTATTTAGTAGAATGGGGGAGTTTGACCTCCCCCATTTCTTAACAACTATTAAGTATTAGTTGCGGGTAAACAGCGTAGAACCGCCAGCGTTGTAAGCAGCAGCAATCATGCGACGGCTTGGGGTGCCAAGACGATAGCTGACTTTGCCATTGCTATCAGTGTTGGTGTAAACAGCATAGCCTTCAGAGCGAAGCTGACGGATGACTTCAGAAGCCGAAGTGACTTTGTAGCTGTTGGTGATTTGGGCGGTCGTCAGAGTCTTGCCGTTTTTCAGGGCATTCAGGACGGTTTCTTTCTGCGAGTTAGTATTCTTACTCATTGTGTTTCCTCATGATATTAAACATAAATGTAATACTGGCTTTTACCAGTCCAATTATTATACCCTATTTCGGGGTCAAAGTAAAATAATGGCGAACCGAGCCAGACAGGGGGTGGGTCACAAAATAGACCTCGGTTGCAAGTCGTTGATTTATAAGGGATTTTTAGAGCTGGGTTTCATTCCACTTAAACGAAAAACCTCAATAAAATCAACGACTTAGGTGAAAAAGTGACAAAGATTATGGTAAAATGTGGGTCAGGGTCGGATTTTGGTTAAAACATACTCTGTAGGGTCGTTCCCATGTTGTATGCTTTGCCATAATCAATCACTAGTCCTTTTTCGCGTCCGTGCGCTTCAATTTCCCAAGGGCGATCCCAGTAGTGCATTTCCCACTCATATCGCTTTCCTAGCCATTTACAGATTTCGTTGTTTGTGCTTGGGAGTTGGCGGAGTTCGCGTTTTGCATATTGCTTGATATGCACCATTTCGTGAGCGAGAGTTCTAAGGTAGTTTACCAGAAGGATATCGTCTGGTGCGAAAATCTGAATGTGGTATTTCTTTGGTGGATCTTCTTCGTCTGTCCAAACACAATCAGCGAGATCGGTGACGTCATGAATGTACGGATGATGCTCTATCTTTACAGAGAGAGTTTTTGATAGTTCGTCTTTGAAGAACTTCTTCGCGAAGAACTTACAGAATTGTTTAGCGTGCAACCTTTGCTCTTCTGTACCACCCTTAATAGTGATTCTCATTTCGGAACTGTTCCCTTAGATCTTTAAGCTGGTTGATGTGTTCGTCAACATAGGCATGATATACGTGGGTCTTTCCTGTTTCTTCTGTGGCAATAAAGATTAAAACATGGTCGATTTTCATACCAGTTCTCTCTTCCCACATTTTAGCATAACCAGCACCTTGGCAAAAGTAGTTGGTTATTTGTTCCTTGGACTTTTCTTTACGAGAAGTCTTCCAGTCCATTACTGCATATTTAGCCATATACTTCCCTATACAGTCAACCGTGCCAGCGACTTCTAATTCGTCTGACCATAGTCTGGCTTCTACTGCTAGGATTTCTTCCAAGCCCATGTCAATTTTCTCTTTGAGAGTATTGAACATTTGTATTGCGTCGGGCATGGCTTTTTGTGCTACATTAGCAAAGCCCTCT